TTCTTGTGGTAAAATATTATGAAGATGATTTTCTTCTTTTTCAATCAAAGGTTTAATATTGCTATATTCTTTATTCATTTCTAATTTCTTTATATCTTTTATAAAATAAAAGTCAAATACTAATCAGTATCAATAGTCACTGTAGCAGGAGCTGGTCCTGTGAAGTTTTCTGTTGCATTAGTAGGAGATCCTACCCATCCACCACAAATCATACCATTAGCAACTACTCCCGCTCCTTCTACTTGACCTCTAGCGGTGTTCATATTTGCTGTTGATGACCAACTTGTTCCATTATAAATTTCACATGTATTAGTTCCGTTTGGAGGAGGTGGCCCACCTGCACTTACTGCGTTAGTTTGAATCCCAAATCCTGCTTGGTTTTGTTTACCGGTATTCATAGATGGGGCAGTTGTCCAACTTGTTCCATTATAAAATTCTGCTGTAGTTACTTGTCCTGGTTCACCACCATAAGCTATTCCGGCTGTTTGTGTTCCAGCACAGTTTCCTTGTATCTTACCACGCCCTGGTGTTCCGCCCGATGTCCAACTTGAACCATCATATTCTTCTGACTCTTCACCATCAAAAGCCAAAGCCGCTGTTTGAGTTCCAAAAGATTGACCTGGACAGTTTGAAATACCGGACATATTCCCTCCATCCGACCAACTTGAACCATTATACTCTAAAGCCTCTCCTGGATTTCCTACTCCTCCAATAGATAAGGCAGCTGTTTGAGTTCCACAACCAGCACAGTTTCTAATACTTGTTGGTAAAGATGTTGCGCCTGTCCAAGAAGATCCATCGTAGTGTTCTGTGTTACTTACTGCATTTGCTCCTGGAGGAGTGTATCCACCAAAGTGCACCACAGCATTAAAAGCTCCGTTTTTAGAATTTCCACCACCAGCTCTTGCTGTTCCAAGATTACCACTACTTGTCCAAGAAGCTGACCCTAAATTAAAAGCTTTTAAGGTATTAGAAGTGCTATTGTAAAATACATCTCCTAATTGATTAGTAGGATCTGAATCTAAATCTTGTACTGCTGTACCTTTTATTTCTTTGTATGTTGACATATTAACTCGTTGTTACCGTTTCTATTTTTCCTAATGTACCAAGTGTAAATTCTTCTGTTGCTGTTGTGGTAGGTGGTGTACCAAAAGCAACAATACCTGCATCTTGAGTTCCTCCCCCAGTTCCTAAAACTCTAGCAGCATTTAAAGTTGCTGCTGAAGTTGTCCAGCTTGTTCCATCATATTTTTCAGTTGCTGACAAAGTTCCTGGAGGAGCATTACCACCAGAAAGTAAACCTGCAGTTAAAGTTCCGCCTCCCATAGCTTGCTCTCTAGGAGTATTTATATCGCCTCCGTCAGACCAAGACGTTCCGTTGTACTCTTCTGTTTCAGCTGAAAATCCTGGCACAGCGATACCTGCTGTTGCATAAGACGCTGTTTGCGTTCCATTTGGTGAACCTGAAAGAACGGATCTTGCCGTGCTTAAAGAACCACCATTTGTAAAAGATGTCCCATCATATTCTTCTGTAGCATTTTGTCTTCCAGGGTTCCCTGGTCCATTAGAACCTCCAAATATTAATCCTGCAGTCAAAATACCAGAAGCAGAGAGAGAATTTCTTCCTGTGGTTACGGTTCCACCAGATGTCCATGAAGAACCATCGTATTCTTCCGACGTGGAATACATAACGCCTGGATTTGGTGAAAGACCTGCTGCGTTAACAGCAGCAGTTTGAGTTCCAAAAGCCGCTGATGCTCTTTTTGCTACAGGTAAATCTCCGCCGTTTGACCAATTTGTTCCGTCGTATTCTTCTGTATTAGCCACCTGGCTACCGTTTGGTTGTCCACCACAAGACATTTGAGCTGTTTGAGTTCCAGTACCAGCCAGATTGTATCTTGCTGTTGATGCATTGTTAGCAGTTGACCAAGAGTCGGCTTCCTTACCTGTGTATTTAAATTCTTTTGATGTTGTATTGTAGAAAACTTGTCCAACAGTTATAAAACTATTTGGTTCTGA